GTGGGAATTACCCCGGGCGAGCGAGGCTGGGGAGGACCCGCGAACATTGCGCTTCCACTCGCGTTTCGACTGGTGTACGTTGGCATCATGCTGAACGACACCGATCTCATGCACGGCGTGCACTGGTCCGGGCAGGACTTGGGCGGCATGCTGCTGAGCGAGAAGTTCAACGGCTGCCGCGCCGCATGGGATGGCGCGCGCATGTGGTCCAGGGCAGGGATCGAAGTCCGCATCCCTGACGCGTGGCGTGCCCAGCTGCCGGCAATGCCGCTTGACGGCGAGATCTACGCGGGGCGCAACAACCTGATCGATGCCACGCTCGCCACAACGTGCAGTCGCTTCAAGCCGTTCGTTCGGTTCATGGTGTTCGACACCATGATGAGCGCCACGCTGCCGCAACGGGAGCGCGCAATCACCGAAGCGCTCGCCGCATGCAGGATTGCCCGGCCTGTACGACGCACGGTGTGCGAATCGACTCAGCATGCCATGGAGGTGCTCGAGCACATCCGCAGCCGCCATGGCGAGGGCATCATGGCGCAAGACCCAGCTGTACCCTACCAGCCGGGGCGCTCGCAGCACATCCTCAAGATCAAGACGCCGCACCCACGCCTGTCCGCCACGCCCCGGGGCATGGCGGGCTATCGCATCAGCGCACTGTTGTAGCCCTGCGGGCTGCCGCCTCTCTGGCAGCGCGCTCAAGCTGCAGCGGGAACTGCTGGCGGTCGATGCGCTCGCTCACCTCGTAGAACTTGAAGCGCTGGCCGTAGCGCGGCGCTCGCACGAAGACCAGCACGGGCTTGATCTTGTTGCCCTGCTTCTGCCATACGCCAAGCGGCAGGCGCCCACCACCAGGGCGGCCGGCGAAGAACTGGCCGGCGCGCTTCACGTTGCGGCGGCTGCGCTTGCTCTGCGTCGGGTGCGCATCGAACCCGGCCTCGGTGAACGTGCGCAGCTGCGACAGGATCTGCACGATCTGGCCGCTGCTCATGTTGCCATAGCGATCGAGCCTCGCACCTTCGCCTGGCACGGCGTACATGCCCGCGGGCAGGATGCGTGCGCGTTGCAGCCGGCGCTCGAAGGCCTTCAGCGGCCGCGCTCCACCGAAGATCTGCGGCTCCAGGTAGTGAGGACCGCCAGTAGCGCTGCGGTCCTTGAGCCACACCACGGCGGTCAGATCGTTCGCCCGCGCGGGCTTCACGAAGAACGCATTCAGCGTGAATGGCGTGGGCCGGTCGAACACGCGCTGCATCTCGGCCTGCAGGCCCTTGCGCACCTCGAGCGCCGTCCAGGTCAACGCGCTGGCGACGCGCTTGGGCAGGTCCTCGCGCTCGATGCGCAGCGACCTCGCCAGCTGCGCCACGTTGCTCTTGACCGATAGCGTCGGGAGCATCGAGGGCCCTAGAAGAAAAAGCCGCGCCACAGCGGCGCGGCGAAGACCTTGCGCACGTAGGAGGAGAGGACCATGGCAAGGCGTGCAAGAAACGAAGAGGCCCGCGCGGGGCGGGCCTCAGGGGACACTTCTGGAAAATATCGATTAGCGACGGATTATAGACACGATTTGTACAACGTCAAGCGGCGACCCCCATGTCCTCCACGATTCCGGCCAGCTTGAGGCGGCCCTCGATGTCGTACTCAGCGAGCTTCTCCTCCTGTCGCAGGTGCTGTACGACCTTGCTGTTGTGGTTTTCAGCCGTGTGCCGATGCACTCCGCAGAGCTCTGCCGTCGCCACGAGGTGGATCTTCTGCCCGAAGTAGCGCATGACGAGCGTGCGGCGCAGGCGGTGGTGCGACACAGTGCCAACGAGGCCGGCGACCAGGACGTACTCGGTGAGCCAATTGATCGCGTTGCCCCACTCGGGTGTCTCGATCGAGCCACGGCAGCATGCCCGGCCGCACGCGCACGGACTCACCGGCGGGGTATAGCGCGCGATCAGGATCGCCTGGTGCAGCTCGGGCAGGTGATCGACCTCGGCCTTGATCATCCCCGCCTGGGCGGCGCCGTCCAGGCCGCCGAGGCCTCGCCCGTTCGGCGAGGCGCCCATCATGCCGGCGAGCGCCGACTTCTTCAGCGTGCCATGCGTGAAGTTGAACGCGAACATCAGCGCGCCACGCGCGCTGCGAAACACCGCCTCAGACATGCGCCACCTCCTGAAAATCGTTGTTATCCACAGCCCTCGCCACCCTCGCCGCACCCTCGCCACCGTAAGCTGCTGATTTCTTTCTCTCTGGTGAGGGTGGAGACAGTGGAGAGGGACGTGCGCGCGCGAGCGCGTGGGCGCAGGCGCGCCTGTCTGCGTGCACGCAGGCAGGCACGCGCGCACGCACGCGTGTATGCGCGCAAGACTGTTGCCACCCTCGCCCACGGGGCGGTTTTCCGTTTCCGCTCAATCGCATGGTGTAGTTCTCCACAGCCCTCGCCACTGTCGCCCAAGCCCTCGCCACCCTCGCCCAGGCAATCGCCATCGCCGCCAGAAACCGGCTCACGCCGCACCCCCTCGACCCCACATGCCAGAGCTGGCGCTTCCAGCCCCGAAACCGCCCAAACCGTCGTCGCTCGCGAACTCGTGCAGCGCCTTGCGGAACTCCACCAGGCCGCGCAGGCGCCGCAGACGCTCGTCGTCCTCGTTCGCCTCCGGCTCGCCCATGAGCAGCACGCGGCGCTTGCGCTGCGTGTCCTCTGGCACCACGGTGAGATCGCGCGGCTTCTCCACGTCGCCCACGCGCGCATCGACGCGCTTCACCCCGTTCAGGCGCATGAAGCTCGGCACGAAGCGGTTGATGCGCTCGGGCATCTTTTCGCCGTTGCGCCGGCACCAGATCAGATAGCCCTGGTAGACGTCGGTCGCGAGCGCCGGGCAGTAGGGCAAGCCGAGCGTGCCGTCCTTGAGATCGCGCCAGTAGAGCTGCGAGGCCGGCATGCCGATCTCGACCAGGTCGCGCTTGGCCTGCGTGTCGATCGGTCTCGTCTGCACGCCGAAATCGCCGAGATCGAGCTCGCGCAGGTACTGGAACAAAACGGCTGCGCCGCCGGCGCGCAGCTCGGCGACGACCGCGTCGTAGTACGCCTTGTCGCGCGGCCCGGGTGTCTTGATCACCATGTAGCGGCGGTCCTTCGGGCTGACGTGCAACGGCTCGAGCTCGTTCGAGAAGAAAACGAGGTTCGCGTGGTTCGCCTCCCAGCGGATGCCGATCCCCTTCGGGTTGATCCAGATGCCCGGCTCGGTGACAAGGTTGAGCAGGTAGCCGACCTGGTGGCGCAACTCGCGGCGAGCGACGACCTCGTTCGCCACCAGGAAGAGCTTAGCCGAGAGCCAGTCGTTGAACTGGCTCTCCAGCTGCATGTTGGAGATCACCGTCGCGTGGTCGCCGTAGATCTCGCCGATCGCCGTGAAGAAGAGATTCTTGCCGGCGCCGGGATCGCCGTGCATCACCACCGCCGAGTGCATCTTCGCCCCGACGTGCTGCAGCGGGTAGGCGAGCCACTTCAGCACCCAATCGAACACCACCTGCTCCTCGCCGCAGAGGTAGAACAGCAGCTCGATCAGCCGATCGCACCGACCCTCGCCCGAAGGCTCGAGCGCGAGGCCGCGGAAGAGGTTGACGTGGGTCTCGGGGTCCACCGACTGCGTCGGGTCGAAGACGACGCGCTCTTTCAGCACCACGCGCTTCTTGCGCGAGGCGAGCCACATATTCACCGGCCTGCGGCCGAACATCAGCCGCATGTGCTCGATCTTGACCAGACGCTCGATCAGCGCGTCCCAGGCCTCGTCCGAGGGGTAGATCTGCGTGAAGCGCCGAATCAGCGTGCCGTGCAGCTCCCAGTCGGGCTCGTCGCCGTCGCCGCCCTTCCCGCTCTTCGGCGCAGCCGCCTCGGGTGGGGTTGAAGAGCCTGCGCGCGCCATCGCGATCGCGGCCCCGACCTGCGCACGCACCTGGTCGAGGCCTTCGCCGGTGTGCAGGTCGTTGAAGTCGGTCCACTTCGCGTCGCGGCCATCGGCGAACGTCGGCGTGCACACCGCGCCGACGATCGCCTCGGCGGCGCGCTTGGCCATCGTGATGCCGGGATTGCCCTCGGTCTGGTGATCGTCGTCCGCGCACATCATGATCGGCGACTTCGGATAGAGCGCGCGCAGGATCCTCGCCACCGGCGTGAGGTTGTAGGCGTCGAACGCGACGAACACCGGATGCGCGCGCTCGAGCGCCTCGCGGATCGAAAGCGCTGTCGCCACGCCCTCGGCGACGAGCAGCACGTCGCCGTCCTTCGGCTTCTTGCCCAGGCGGCACGCGGCGCCTTCCTTCCACATGCCCTTGTTGAAGCGCTTCGTGCCGTCGGGCGAGATCTTCTGCAGCCCGACCAGGCGCAGCGGCCCCTTATAGTTTGGATCCTGCTCCTGCTCCTCGGTGACGTCGTAGTGCACCATCGGCACCACGAGCGTGCCGTCGCTGAAATAGCGCAGGCCCTGGTCGTGCTCGACGCCCTTTCGTTGCAGGTACGGGCACGCCTCGCCCGCCTTCAGCACCGCGCGCGCGCCGTTCCACTGCGACCGGGCGCGCTGCGCGGCGAAGCGCGCCCGGCCGGCGCGCTTCTCGCGCTCGCGCGCCTCGAGCTCCTGCTGCGAGCGCCGCAGCCGATCCGCTTCCTCCGGATCGACCCCGGCCCAGTCGCTCTCGATCTTCGTCGACTCGATCAGCCCCCACAGCCCGAACGCGCCGGCGATGAACCGGCCGCCGGCGCGCGTCGGCATCTCGTGCAGCACATACCAGGCGCGCGCCTTCTTGTCGTAGCGATGGATCCGCCCGTCGGCGATCAGCTGGCCGTGCGGAGGGAGGGGCATCCCCGCCCCGAGCATCTGCTCGAGCGCTCGGTCGAGGGTGGCCATGGGCTAGGTGAACTTAACGCTCCAGCAGCGCGTCGGGTCATCCATTCTTAGTCGCCCTCTCCCAGATCCCGTCGAGGCACTCGATCTGCTTCGGCGTGAGGGGCTTCTTGTCGATCAGGCGATCCTTGACCGAGGCGAGGAAATCAACGTCCCATGAGGACAGCTTGCTCTCGCGTTTCTCGCAGTCCTCGATCAAGGTCAGGTACTCCTCGGTCCAATCGCCTGCGCTCACTTGACCCCCTGGAGCGGCGGCCGTGTCAGGCGCTCGATGCGCTCGCCCAGCGCCTGCACGCCGCGCGCTGACTCGATGAACTGGCGCTGCAGCTGCGCGAGCTCGTCCTTCGGATCGAGCGGCGCCGGCCGGACGTAGCCGGCCTCGTCGCATAGGAAGTGCATCGCCGCGTGGCAGCTCGCCTCCCTGCCCTTGCGCAGGATCCACAGCACCTGCGGCGGATCGAAGCGCTCGCGCCGGTTCGCGTTCAGGCAGTCGCGCACCCACTGCGCCGACTGGTCCATCGGCAACTCGGGCCGCATGGCCGAACCGACAGCCTTGGCGCCGCCGAGCGCGCGCACCACCTCGCCCAGGGCATCGAGAACGTCGTCGAAGATCAGGCGTTGCTGGTCCATGTCCGTGCCTTTCCGTTTTTCACGTACAGCCACGGACAGACAGCGCCCGGGCAAAAAAATAGACTGCTGGGATGACCGTGGAGCGGCTCATGCGCGCGCCCTCACGCAGCCTGCTCCTGCGCCGGGTACAGATCAGGCCGCAGCTGGTGGCGCGTCACCTCGCCCTTGGCGGCGCGCTCGACCTGCAGCACGCGCAGCGGCGGGCAGCGCCGCCAGTCGGACACGGCCTGCACCGTGATCGGCTCGTAGTGCTCGGAAATGAACCTCGCTAGCGCCGCGGCGCCGCCCGCCAGATCGATCGCGCGCCGCAGCGCGGCGTCCCGCTCATCGTTTGCCATCCGCCAAGTAAAGCATTGCTTACGGTTCGGCGTCAAGCAATGCCTTATACCAGCATTCGCCGCCAGCAGCGAGAATCAAGCGGTGCTTGACGCTCAGGAATTGAGCCGCCGCCTGGTGGCGGCGATGGACGAAGCGAGCCCGAAGGTCACTTCGGCGGCGCTCGCGGATGCCTGCCAAGTGACCGCGCAGGCCGTCAATGGATGGCGAAAGACCGGCCGCCTGGCCAAGCGCCACCTGAACACGATCGTCCGGCTGACGGGCCGTCCCCTCGAATATTTTCTCGGCGATGACGCCGGCACCAGCTCGTCGCTCGGCCTCAAGCTGCGCATCGAGGAAGCCGAAGCGATCAAGCGGCTACGCGACGGCGACCAGGATTGGCGGCGCTATGTGCTGGGCCTCGCGATGGTCGACCGCCGCGAGCAGGAGCTGCTGCTGCACACCATGCGCCAGGCGGTGCCCGACTACAAGGTGCACGATGCTTACGGGGACGCCCCGCACGTGCGTGAGCGGGAGAAAAAGTGACAGCCGCGCCGCGCCCGATGGCGTGCCCGCGCTGCAACGTGCAACTGCTGCCGCAGGAACGCTCGAGCGCAGTCTCCGGCACCGGCCTGTTCGCCGCGCTCATCGCCTTCATCGGCATCGTCGTCTTGTTCGCCAATGCGCTCGTCGGCATCGGCATCATCATCGCCGCCCTCCTCCTGGGCAGCGTGACGCGCAGGAAACGCCTGGTCCTGATCTGCCCAAGCTGTAAATCCGTCACACCCGTCGCCTGAAGCCGGGCAAATAGCTTGTCGAGGCTAAAGCATTACTTGACATCGCCTCGAAAGTAATGCTTTACTCCCCTCCGTTTGCACAACGGA